CCCACCCAGTTGAGCCACCTGAACTGAGCACCGCTGCCGTCAGTGGTGGTTAGAGAGACGGAAGGCAGGGTGGCCTGGAGGTAGATGCGGTGGATTAAGTCACCATTACGCTGGATGGTGCATGTCACCTGGTTACCGAACCGGGGGTTGCCGTTGAAGGGGTTCTCAATGGACTCCATGGCGAAGTTCGTGTGACGGCGGTACACGAGCTTAAAGAAGGTAATCTGAGGATTGCCAGTTAAGTACACATCCTGGGCGCCGTAGGCAACGAGCTGCATTAAACCACCACCTGTCATTTCTTATACCCAGTCTACAGAAAAAAATTTTCGAAAACGCAAACTTTTACGTTTTTTTCTCGAACACTTAAACTTCTGAATACAGACGTTGTAGATGACTGACAAGGCATATTTCAACATAAAACAAACCAAGCGAAGCACTCCTGAAGCAAGAACAACCCTAGACAATCTTCATCATTTACAAATGAATGCGATGGCAAAGGAAAAGGAGCATATTGGCGGGGTTGATGATATGATAAAAAATCTTGAGAAACAAATTGAGAGCACAACTGACGTTGTCTTGAAAAGTCAGAAGGAAGAGGAAGTCCAGCAATTGCGGAAGAGGAGAGGCGAATGGAATGATAATAAACCGATGTATGATTACTTCTTCGAGGCAGGGGAGATCCTTTATAACTATTATGAACTTCAGGACAAAATTCAGCAGGGTGAAAAAACAGGAATATCGAAACTTGTAAAAGCTAAGCCGGGGAGTGTTCTGGCAGCTCTTCAAAGCACTTCGGATTCCTATGTTGAAACTTCTTCATCAAGCCCAGGAAAACATGAGCAAGTAGAAGGTCGTGAAGTCCTCTTGGAGAAATACTTACAAAAAATAGACCCTGAACACGCCCGTATAGTTCCTACAACATTCGAGGACCCCTTTGGCGTATGTGAGCAATGTGACAGAGAAATGACCTTCAGTACAAATGAAGCATTATTTTTCTGCGAAGGATGCGGGTTTCAGGAATTTGTTCTAATTGATAGTGATAAGCCGAGTTATAAGGACCCTCCTCGTGAAGTTACGTACTACGCATATAAACGTATCAACCATTTCAATGAATGGCTCGCTCAATTCCAGGCAAAGGAGAGTACGGAAATTCCTGAGGATATTTTCCAGGCAATTCTGGATGAGCTGAAAAAGGAGCGTATATCGAATGTGGAAACTATCAAGCCCACCAAAATTCGCGAGATTCTTAAGAAGCTGCGATTCACAAATTTCTATGAGCACGTGCCTTATATTCTGAATCGTATCAACGGTAAGACAGCTCCAGTGATGCCTCGTGAAGTGGAAGAGAAGCTGCGTTTCATGTTCAAGGAAATCCAGTCCTCTTTCGTAAAACATTGTCCTAAGAATCGCAGCAATTTCCTGTCATATTCCTATGTGCTCTATAAATTCTGCGAACTTCTTGAGCTCGATAATTATCTACAATGTTTTCCTCTTCTCAAGAATCGCGATAAATTGTATAATCAGGATAAAATCTGGCAGCTCATTTGTAGCGATCTTCGCTGGGAATTTATTCGGTCGATTTAGGCGTGTAAAAAATGATTTATGCCCTGCCTGCTAGTTTAAGTCACACAATGAGTCTAGAACTAGTAATTGGTCCCATGTTCGCAGGAAAGTCGACGGTGGCAGTGACACGGGTTCGCCGAGCAAGGATTCTTGGATGGAAGACATTTGTAATTACATCTGCGCTCGATACTCGATATGAATCCGCGGCATTCTCTATCAAAACACATGACAGAGATGGTGTACCTGCGGTAGGTATATCAAAGCTACATGATGTGTTAACATTCGGAGATTTCCTCAGCGCAAATATGATAGTCATTGAAGAAGCACAATTCTTTCCAGATTTGTACGAGTTTGTTAAGAAGGCCGTAGAAGTCTATCAAAAGACGGTGGTTGTTGTCGGACTGGATGGAGATTCTGAGAGAAAGCCATTTGGCCAGATTCTAGAGTTGATTCCTATCGCAGATACTGTTACCAAACTTTCGGCACTGTGTAAAAGGTGTGGCGATGGTTCACCTGCTGTCTTCACCGCACTCGTGAAAGCTGGTTCTAAGCAGGAACAGGTCTATGTGGGCGGCTCGGAAACATATGAGGCGATGTGTAGAAAGCACTATACAATCAATACGTCAGTGTGATGTGGTTAACAAAAATTATATTCAATACTTTTTGTTAATGTTTTACCGAACTATGAAACTCTTTTACATGCGGGGGAAGCCGACCAGGTTGGCACCAATACCGAAGCCTGCGCCCTGGCGAGCAGTCACGCCGATGGAGGGGGAGAAGATGTCCAGCACCGCGAAGACAGCCGCGGCGGCGATTGTCACGGTTAGAATCTCATCCATGGGGAGGGACTTCCGGGGAATAAACACAAGCGCAAGGGCCACGGCCACACCCTCCACAACGTACTTGATTACACGGGTTAGAAGGTCGTTCATGTCCATCTTATCTATACTCATTTCATAGATTTTTTCAGGCGCCAGCCCGTTACCGAAACCGCGGTCTGGGAGGTCTAAAGTGATGCGATAGACAGTCTATAGTAAGAATGGCATCTACAGCAGCACCTGTTGAAGATTTTCTATCCGAGGATCCTGAGATTTCCAGCCAGAAGGTTGTGCTTCTAAGCTTCCTGAGCCCTGAGAAGATTCTGGAGAACAAGGACGTCTTCTTTTTCCAGAGTTTCCTCAAGGACTATGAAGTACAGTGGCGCACCTCCAAGCTCGAGGCATGGCTGGCTACCCAAGTCCAGGCCCTTAACGCAAAGCTCGATACTCTTGCCGGTAAGTTGGACACTATGGACCTAAGTGGCGCTGCACAGGAGGTTCGGGCAGAGTGCCCTCGCGTGGATTCCTTCGTGGAGGGCTTCCAGGCATTCGTACGCAGTTCCCTCAAGGACTCCACTTCTTCCAGCATTCAGAAGGAGTATGAGGATTTTCTGTACAAGAACTCTGACAAGCTGGAGGAGACATTCTTTGCCAAGAACGAGTTCAGAACGACAATTCGGGGAATCAAGGTTCGGGGCGTATTTCCCTCGGAGGCGGAGGCATCTGTGCGCGCAAAGCGCCTACAGAAGTCTGACCCCAATTTCAACATTTACATGGGAAGCATGGGTAAGTGGATGGCATGGGAGCCTGACGCAAATAAGGTCGTGGAGCAGGAATACGCAAATGAGCAGCTTAACACTCTCATGAAGAAGTATCGGGAGAATGAGGAGGATAAGGAGCAGTTTTTCAGTCAGCAGAAGAGCAGTCGTGTAGGCACATCATCCGCGCCCAAGGTGCCTGGTGTGGGAGAGGAGGCTGGTCCTGCGGATGTCACTGTAACAGATGGCGCTGCCGCCGCCGATGCTGCTTCCGCGGATGCTGCTTCCAGCGACTCTATGTTTTCTGTGAATGGCGACCTGGCAATTGCTCGTAAGATGAAGGATAAGGCGCAGTAAGAATGAGTAGAGATATACTATCTAAATCAAGTATGAATACATCTTTGATTTAGAATACAGGGAGTGGTCGGTGACATATTCGCTATTATATTAGGTCATCGCCCCTAGGAACCGCATTAGGGTAACGAGGAGAAATTGTAATACATTTATTGTTCTGGCAGAACTGTCCCTCCTGGCATGTCATATTTACGCAATCGGGCTGGCGACTGTCGGTAAATCCGTCAAGAGTAGGGAAATACTGAGGTGCCGCAGCCTTTAGCAGAGGAAGCAGACCAACAATTACGAGTAAGCATACAAACGCGAACCATGTAGAATACTTTACACCCCACTTCTTCATTTCTAGTACAGGATGTTAAAAATATGGAGCGGGGCTTCCAGGAGGGAGAAGTGGCACAGGATTAGCCTCTTTTACTTCAATAGGGTCAGTACTAGCACAGAAGCCATTCACGCACTTGAGATGGCCGGAGCAGGGCTCATTTACCCCACAGTGGATAGCATTGCCCCCCATAAATCCCTCGGAAAAGGAATAATTTACCGCTATCAGTACGATTCCTAGAAGCAGTATAAGACATAGTGTACAGCCAATTTCAGATATGCTGGGCCTCGCCATTACTACTGTGGTGTCTGATATTTGCGAACCTGAATTAGAGGCCCTTTCATACGCTTTGCAGCTGTCGCATCATATTCATTGCCATCATCGCCATTATTCTCGCCATATTTCGCCATGGAATGCCTCCAGAATTCTTCAGCGCCAATTCGGAATTCTCCATGCATCGCCGCCTTGTACCAAAAGACAGTATCCTCCAGTCGGTTAGACTGAGAATTATTGTTCATGACAATACACTCATAATTCTGCGTACATTGGTCCATGACCTGGCAGAAGAACTCGAAAGATGGAAATGCGCTACCGTAATTCTCGAAAATGCGCTTTCTGTTTGTCACATACGGCTCTCTCAGAATGAAACAATAATCCACATTGGTTCGCAACATTGGCGGAATACCGAGTGGATACTGCATAGTAATCAAAAAGAACACTTTCAACCAACGTCCATTCAAGAATAAATAGCGAATGTTACGGTCATGGAGCCAACTGTCGTCATATAAGCAATCGTCCATAATTAAGAATGCTCGAGGGTCTGTCCTTCCTTGACCAGTTGCCTCAATCTCTTTCTGGACCTTTGCCATAATCATCTTCTGCCTCTTACAAAAGTTCGCAATGACGATGGGGCTGTAATCGCCGTGGATGAAGAGAGGAGGAATTAACTTCTTGTAAAACTGATTGGATTCTTCGGTACCGCTGATAACTGTTCCTAGAGGCATTTCCTGGTGGTGAAAAAGGAGGTCGCGGACGAGAGTTGACTTGCCAGTTCTGCGTCTGCCGATGAAAATACATACAGCATCTTGCGGAATCATTTTCATGTCAAACTTCCGGATACCTACATTCAATGCCGCACTAGCATCCGTCATTCTTTCTCCAGCTATGGCGGGAAAAAATAAGAGATTCTTGGCCGCTCCCTTTGCTGCCAATGCGTGGCTCGGCCTTCTGCCCACTGCGTGGCCTGGCCCACTGCGTGGCTCGGCCCACTGCCTGGCTCGGCCCACTGCGTGGCTCGGTCCACTGCGTGGCTTCTGCGCGGTTAGTTATAGAGACCACAAACCCGATTGCGCAATAGAATGGACCCTTGTTTAACTCAAAGGGTCGCTGTATCTTTACCTATCTGGCGCCCCTATTCAAGGGCCCCAGCTATCCCAGGATATTCCTCCATATCATCGATTACCCCATGTATTGAAAAGCTTCTCGGTGCCCCCCCTTTATCCGAAGGCCAATTACAATCCGATAATCTATTTGCCAAAGTTCTCGACTTTGAAGGAAGCGGCTCATGCTCTGTAGAAACAGTCGGGCGCAAGAAGAAAAAGGCCTATTGTAAAGTAACTCACTTACTTGACCCTGTACGTACAATGCAGTCCTATTACACACATCCTGAGAAAGGGCAAAGGCGCAGAAATGATAAGCTGGCCAACCCAGATAATCAGGCATATGTCGATTGCATGGCGAATTATCTGCTAGGACAATTGCGTGAACGAGGAATCTCTCCTCATTTCTGTCTTTTTTATGGAGGATTCAAGGGAGTCGCCGATATTTATCGCTATGACATTACAAGCAGTTATGAAAGTTATAGAAAGTATCGAGCATTCTGGAAGAAGAAGAATTCTGGACTTTTTACACTGTATGTAAAAGACGATGAAGACCGTGATATACTGAATACCCCAGCAAGCAGTCTACGCTCTAGCGCATTTTCGTATTCAACGAGTTCAACAGATTCTAGCGATCGAAGCCATATATCCTTACTCGACGAGTCTGATATTTCAGGCGCAACCATGGTAGAATTAGAAAGTGTATCAAGCTTTGAAAGCGCTTCAGAGGAAGATACTAGCGACGATGACGATGATGAGGATTACGAAGATGAAGAATCTGACACAAGTTCTATTAATGTATATTCTGAGTTTACGAAACACCCTGTAGTCTTAATATTTCAGGAAGAAATGGTCGGTGTTCTTGATTCTTTGTTAGAGGATGATTCGATTACGGAAGATAAATGGATAGCCTGGACATTTCAGGTTATTGCGGCTTTGTGTGCGGCCCAAGGAGTCTTGGGCTTAACTCATAATGATTTACACACGAATAATATTGTATATGATACTACTGACCAGCCTTGGCTTTTCTATACATGCCGTGATGGAACAGTTTGGAGAGTGCCAACCTATGGGCGTATTTTCAAGATTATTGATTTCGGGCGAGCAATATTCCGTGTGAGCGATTCTTGGTTTATAAGCGATGATTATGGCCCTGGTGGTGATGCGGATGGCCAGTATAATTTCGGCGATCTTCTCACAGAAAAGACGAAGGATTTGCCAATCGTATATCCAAATGCTTCCTTCGACTTGTGCCGGTATTCAGTCAGTATTATTGACGCATTATATCCAACTATGCCACCTGAGAAGCCAGATGGACTAATTCTGAGTAAAGAGGAAGGCTGGATTGTTCGTGAGAGCGAATCGCCTCTCTGGAATTTATTGTGGTCATGGCTAATTGACGACGAAGGGCGTAATATTCTACAGGATCAGGACGGCACCGAAAGATTCCCTGATTTTGATTTGTATCAACACATTTCTTCTCATATATTCTCTGCGAAACCACAAGAACAGCTTCGAAAGGATATTTTCAAGGAGTTTATTGTAGAGGCTTCGACGATTGGTGATTGGGAGACGAAGTATCCTCTGTTTTGTTAGACTGGGTTCGGTGGCGAATGGGCTTATTTCTCTTATATGTGTGACTTTGAGTCATTCACTATAAGCGAATATCGTATGGAACTGTGGGATTCTAAAACCTCGCAGGGCCTGTCTGTAATTCTACCTCAGTTGCGGTAGTCGTAGAAAGCTGTGTAAGACTGTCCTTACCTGCGGAAATCCAGGAATCGACTGAATCCGGGAGAAACATGTAAATAGTTGCCGTCATGAATGACCCAAGGCAGAAATCACGTAATACTGGGCGGAATGTAAAAGGTGTGCTTGGTTCGTTGGTCATGTATTGTTGTGCAGCGCTGAGACTTGCTACGATTGCGCCGCCGACAAGAATAGCTATCCAGAAACCGGGCTTGCTATAATCCATTCTAACGCGCGGCTATCTTTCTACAGGCCTTCCGTGAACGCGGCCGTCTTTAGTTAAGTTCATCTGCCTCCATTGGGAGAATCTCGTCAGTTATTGTTAGGCTACCATATTGGTTATCCTCTTCATCATCCTCATCGACGTTATTTTCAGCCTCTGCGAATGGGATATCGTGAATCTCGTTTTCTTCCAGAGTATTGGAATCAAAGAATACGTGTTCCTGGGAAAAGGAGACTGAAGGCTTCGTGTCAATAATGATGGTAGGGGCCTCTGCGGTCGCAGGAGCCTCAGTGGTGGCAGGAGTCTCAGTGGTGGCAGGGGGCTCTGCGGTGGCAGAAGTCTCTGCGGTGGCAGAAGTCTCAGTGGTCGCAGGAGTCTCAGTGGAGGAAGCAGGAGTCTCAGCGGTCGCAACAGGAGTCTCAGCGTTCGTGGAAGCAACAGGAGTATCAGCTGCCGTGGAAGCAACAGGAGTCTCGGCGGCCGTGGAAGCAGGCGCCTCCGCTCCCAGCTCCTCATCCTCGTCATCATGAAGATACTCGCGCAGAATAGACTTCACAGGCAGCAACCCCCGAATCGCCTGTAACACCGCCTCCTGAAGAAGCGCAGACACCTGGCGTAAATTCTTCTGCTTCTCAATACTGTTCGTCTCCGCAAACAAATAAGCATTCGTCCAGAGAGACCGTGCCGACTCCGATAGAAGACGATGTAAGAAATGGTCGACCTTAGGAATAGTAATCTGTAACTTCTTCTGCTTCGTGCTCAAGCGAATAGCAGACAAGACCTTTGTGTGTGCGATAAATACCGCCGTCAGCAGCTCCTCCAGATAATCACAGTTACAGTCCTTTTGAATCTTCTCGGTTTCACGTACGACTTTATCCTGATTCCAATCCGGGATAGACTGTAATAATGTCTGAAAATGCCACAGTACTTTCTGGGGATTCGGCGCCTCCAACCTCGCCTGTTCCAGTAATTCCAGTACGTAAGATTCTAAGCACGGCACTAGAAATACACACAGTTGGCGAGTATATTCCCCCTTTGCTTCCCCGTATACAGAAATCTCTGGCGTATCCATCTAGGATTGGCTGGATTGATTTGCCGTATAAGTATCCGCACTGGCATCTTCAGCTTGCGCGGCCTGTAGAGCATTCAAATGAAAAATATGCGCCCACGGTGATGACCCTGCCCCAATGGATTTCAGAGCAAGCAGCGCATCCTCCCACAGGTCGCCATGTAAAAATCCCTGAAGCGTCTCAATCGGTTGCTCTGCCGCATAAAAAGCCTTGTAACAGGACGTCGATCCAGTCGATACAGGGCTCTCAGCGACCAGTGCCTTCTGACTCTGTTTCCTAAACGATGAGAGGACCGGCGGCTGTTTCCATTCACATCGCGACTGAATCGCCGGTGTAATACGTTGGGGGTCACGACATTCCAAAATACATTGTACCGGTACCGATGCTGTTTCCAGAATACGACGCAAAAATGCCTGTGCCTCTGGCGTCAAATCATCAGCGCCTTCAATCCATACATATAGCGGCTCTTGACTTCTCACCTGTCGATGAAGAGTCTCGCGCCCTTCTCTTAATGTCCTATCAGTTCGAGCATTCCAATGATACAATTTCACCTTCGCCTGTTTAACTTGCGACAGAATCCATGTCGTCTTCCCACATCCTGGTGGGCCATAAATCAACCATGCCGGCTGGGGCATCTTGTAGATAGAATACGGGGGAATTTAACCCGCCGCGATTGAAGACTGTATGGCCAACATACATTTTTCAAAGAGATACATATTTACTCATCACTCATCCGAGCATATGCCGAATCTAGTTCAGCATTCTTCCTCAAACTTTGCATGAGAGGATTGTCATCGACTCCTGCGATGATTTCACGCTGATTACGCTCGCTCGCAATATCCAGCTTGAGAGGTGCGCGATACTTGACGCGTCCAATATCCGCCGACCCAGGGCCAAGGTCCAAGCTGCGATTGACCGCCGTTGCCCTGTCGTTAATTACATCCGCATCCAGCTTCCTGCTGGTCACATTTGGCTCATCACCCTGGAATACCTGGACATTTCCGCCCATTGCCGTGCGACCCTTGGAGATTTGCTGCTTGTTCGGGTTGAGGCGCATATTGTATGCGAATGTATGACTCATGAAACGCTCATGCGCCGCCTTCGGGCCGCCCACGTAAGAGGATTTCGCAGAAATCTGCGCCTTCTGCGTAGGGCGTGCGATATCATCAGGGTCATACACAGTCATACGAGTAGGGCCATCTGCCGGCGCGGCAATACCAAACCTGTCCATGTGGATAGTACCTTCACGCACGGTGGTCCTCGCAATATCATTCGGGTCCCAGACTGTAATAGAAGGCGCGCCACTCGCGTAGCCTGTGGCATTACCTGCCTGATTAATATTTCCAACCGTTTCGCCACGACGAGTGGGGCGAGAATCGTCCTCATAATGCGTAGTCACCGCCCCAGCCTCTGCGGGACTTAGATTGAGGCCCATCGTGCGGTCAGACGTATAGAAACGCTCATTGGGGCGAACCTCATACGTATCCTTGCTGTAGTTATCGTTCGCATTGCCGCCGCCACTTGCGATAGCATCCGCATTACGATAGCCGGCACCGCCAAATTGGTAGCCAGAAGGCGCCTTATAACTTCCAACCACGTAGTTCATGCCGAAATCCTGGCTCGCACCTGGGCCAGCATATTCCACGCTGGTCTCGGGCCTGTTCACGTGAGGCATGACCTGAATAGGACGGGTGGCCTCCTTTGTAAATTCGCCCTGTCCAGCCGCGCCGAATCGCTCGCCAGATTCGTCAATGTAAAATCCATCAGGACGGTACTTGCGCACCTCGCCGGCATTGTCCATGGACTTGCCGATGAATTGCTGGCCAGGAACGACGGGCACGGAATACGTCAGTTTAGGATTATTCGCCGTACGTAAATCGTCGGTTCTCTTCAGTGTATCAATCATCACCTGATTCACTTCGAACTGCTGGAAACCGCCCTTGCCCGTTGAACTAAATCCTTCGCCGACGCCTGGGGCCACGAATACAGGCTCAAAAGGCCGCTCACCAGCGCGATTTCTGGGGTCATTTATACGACTCTGGACGAAATCAGACGATGCCTCAAGTCCGAAAACGTTGCCAAAAGGCTCCTGGGTATTATCGAACATTTGCTCGACTTCCTTCTTCCTCACCTGAGTGGAACCCGCACCAGTATACATATCAAGACGACTGGTATTAGCATTATCGCCCACATTCTGCCTCACACGACTTCCGAAAAAGGGCTGCATATTGTTATGTACGAAGTCACTGCCCTTCATTTTCTGGCCTGAGAGACCGCTGGTAACCACTTCGCCCTCAACGTACTGGGGGTTTTCCTCGAGTCCTGCGGGGTTCATCATGACATCGGGAGTGGCAGTTGTAATAGGCTTTGGCATAGGGCCACGAGGAGCATAGGGTGTTTCCATGCCGGGTATTGGGTTCGCTGGAGGAGCTGCCTGACCTGTTCCGTTGTTTCTGTACATTAAATCCAGTTCAGCGGCAGGCCCACGCAGACTCGTTCCCTGTAACTGGGCCTGTGACTGCTTGGTTGAGGTGGCAATGGAATAGGAAGATTGTTTTGTGGGGTTGCTAAATGCCTCTTTGCGTTCTAGACCTTCGTGTGCCACAGGGTTTGTTATAGGTTTTGTTGGATAGACTGGCTTCGGTGCCACATTTTGTGCGAGGAGATATCCTACCCCGCCAAGAAGAGCTAATGCCGCTATCTCCATACTACCTGATGGAATGAAATACTTAGATACAAGATGGGCTCGCATGAATCATCTTCAAAAAAGCTGTGTCTACGCCGGCTATCCAATGGAGCAGTTCACCGACGACAAACCATGCTATAAATGACTCAATGAATGTTATAGATACGAAGAATGTTGTGAGATAGGCTACGAGTATAGTCGCCAATGTATCATACAGTGCGATGCCGAAAATTCGCGTAGAATGAAATCCCGTGCCAGGAATTCCTAGAATATTCGCATATGGGCATTTTGCCTGCGACATCTATCAAATACGATATATTCAAGTATATCGTATTTACAGATTGTATCATTATATTACAGTAGTCTTTACTACTGTAATGGCCTGCTATGAGATAGTGTATTCGCAGTCTCCGTGGTATAATTCGTACTAGGAATCTCATGTGTTCTACACCTGTACTTGTCGATATCCCTGGAAGGAATGAAAAAGTCGAATGGTGTTTCGTAGTTGACTTGTGGGTTGTGAAAGAGTGGTTGCCAGCGATTCCAGCCCGTTGCTCTCAGAGTACACGGAGGATTGGAAAGCCTGTTAAAGGTGAGTGGGGATGTCTCGTCTTCGGGGTTAGCCAGTGGAATCTGATTCATTTCGTTGGTTGTCGGATTATACAAAAGAGAGTCGGCGCGCCACTTGCTGGGAGGGCGACCTACACCTTTGAGATCAGACTCGACTTCCGTTCTCCACTTTCCAGATACCCAGCTTGCGCCAGAACCCTGGATACGTGTTGTGACATCTGTGGGGAAGCTGGAGGGGCAGTTTAGCAGAGGCACGAAGGCATATCTGCCGGCATAGGTTGTAATTCTCATATCGTCTGCTTGGTGAATATCATCCCAACGGCTACGTGTTAGAGCAGTCTGTCGGGGAGTACACATCCTCTACCAAAGTTGCTGTTAATACTTTTCAGGTCGTCCACATGTTTCTACCATAAATGGTTCCGGCGCCAATGTGGCCGGATATGCCCACATCTGCGACTTGGGTAGAGGCTTCATGGCGACAGGAATACTTACCTTTTCCTTGGGAGTATCACGCTTGACTGTATTGACATGATCGTCCTTGGGTAAATGCTGGCGGCTTGGGCAAAATGTATTGGCGCGAGTTATGCCACGGAGGTCGGATTCAATATTCACCTGCTTCTCACGTGTCTCATACGGTACTTCATTGCCGCCGACGATACCGAGCATGTGTTGACTGGGTCTTGGGTTTTCGCCATATGTCTTTAAAATATCATAGGTCTGGGGATTTTCCTTCTTTTCCCATGGGTGGGGTGTAAAAGGGCCGATGCTGTCCATTTCTGTGTGTTGGTATTATTTTCGTAGAGGACGGTGGGTCTAAAATAAGCGGTGTTCTAATAAATACGATGTCGTCTCCTTCTGCTGCTCCTACCGCCGCTGCTGCTCCTGCCGCTCCTGCCACTGCTCCTGCCACCGCTCCTGCCGCTCATAGTTGTAGTGAAAAGACAATCGTCTTTCCCAAAAATAATGCGGCCACGTGTTGGTGGCTAACCATGAATTTTGCGCTTTTTCACACGAAACGAAAAGAGCTTGATACGTATTTTGGATTGAAGAATGCCAAATCATTTGACACTAATTTCAAGAAATTATATGACTATTATTCTGGAACATCGAAAGATATTTCAGACAATATAACAGATTTTACCGAAAACCTTAGGAAAGCTGACGGAATGGCTACTAAATTTAATAAAGAAGGATTTGTGATAGATAGTTCTGAAAAACAAGATGTTACTCAATACTCTAAAACTCTTTTAGAAACATTTAATATTCGTAGTCATAATATACAAATATCTTCTATGCCTTCTTTGTATGATATATATATGAATACAGGGTTTACTGGAATAGAACGTGAACCTGGTAAAAATGGAACTTCAGTGAAAGAATATGTACAATTTAATCGTGATACCAATACTCTTGTAATTGAATGTAATAGAGGTAGTGAAGGAGAAAGTCAGAATACAACATCCCTAGATATTTTACAAACAATTGCGATACCACTTGGTAATACCACAGACCCAATACATGAAGTTCCGAATAAAACTGGTAAGTTAGAAGTGATACTCGGAAAGTTCGAATTAGATGCTATCATTGTACGACCTGGCTGGGCACATTTTGAAGCATATGCGAAATGTTCTGCGACCTCAGAATGGGTATTCAATGGTGCTATCAGTGAAGGGTCTTCAACTGTTAATTATGCCTCATTTGATGATATGATGAAGGCGAAGGAATCAGAGATAAAGCAAGGTGCTGTACTTCTGTTCTACACACGAATTATCGAGAAGAGTTCTTAGCAATTTGTATCACGGACATAGGCCCTACTGGGGATTCCGCCACGAATCCATCCATTTGCCGCGACCTCTGTCACCAGATGCTTAGGGGCCTGGATATTATCACGAACGGACTTGATGAGAGGCTCGAACACTCCATCGAAGCCGGTCTCAGTCACACTACCACACTCCTTACCCTGGCGGACCTGCTCGCTGTGTAAGAGAACAGACTCCACGTCGGAGTTTCCACGACCAGTACCCATGAATGGTACGGTTAAGAAAGGACGAGCCTGCGCACGAATCAAGCAACGATTGTTCTTGAACTCGGGCTGGTTCTTTAGAACAGATTCGGCATCGATATCAGCATTATTGGCGCCGAATCCTTCGCGGGGATAGATAATCAGATTCTGGATAGATAGAGGATTCACCTTCTTAGCATCGGGGACTAGATTGGTAGTGTAATACTGACCAGGTGCCACGGACTGAGAGTAGTAGGAAGCAATTCCACAGGAGTCGTCGCGTGTATGTGTAAGACGGTTAATATCCATTCTACCTGCGTAGAGAATAAAGTATTTGGTTGTGATTTAGTAAGGGCCACGTGAATTTACAGAGAAAGTTGCAGTTTCACCAGTCCTCGTTACTGTAAGAACAGTAGATACTCTTGCTATTGGCCATATTCGCGGCCCAGTATTTGTTTGCATATATGTATAAATTGTGAGTGTTTTTATACTTGTATCTGTAAATGTACTGATTACCTGTGATGTAATAGCATTAAATCCTTTCTGTGATGTATTATCATTATTAATGTCTGTATAATTTAATACCTGATTATTATTTATAGCAATTGTATATAGTGGAGCAGGCGGCACAGCTGATGCATTAACCCAAAGGCCAGATGATGGAGAACTATAACCAGACGATTGTAGAGTTATTGTAAATGAAGTAATATTTCCTCCTAATGATAGATAACTAACATTTGTGTATCCTGTTTGACATGAAAAATTATTATCACCATTAGGCCCTTTTCCATATAAATCTGGTATAGTAAATGACTGACCATTTGGATATTGTAAACTATACTGAAATATTTTGCCGAAAAAATTACTGATATTTATAGGCAGTGCTACAGTAGCAGGATTATAATTGGCATCATAATAGTTTAATCCCACTAAATTATTTGTCCGAAGTGCAGGCGGTAATACAAAACGAATAATATTATTAGTATTATCAGCTATATATAATGTATTAATAGAAGTATTCATAAAAATACTTGTTATAAGATTGAAACTAGGAGTTTTACCATCTGTATTACCTGCTGAGCCAGTTCCAGCGTATAAAACAGCTTGACTATATGTTCCACCATTATTTACAATTTTATTTATAGTATACGCTGAAGCTGTATATATAGAATTAGTAGAATCAAATGTGATACTAATATCTGGTGTAACTTGTATTGGAGAACCCACAGAATTACGTAATGTAGTTACTGCCCCGCTTAATGTAATAACACGAATTTTCTGATTAATAGTATCAATCGCATATATATTATTATTATTAATAGTAATAGAACCACCAAGGTTATTAAATCTAGCAACACTCCCTTGCCCGTCTACATATCCCAATGATGTAGGAGAACCAGCAAGTAATGTTGAATTACCTTGAGTACCTACAATATTTATACTATAAATAACACTTTGGCAAAATGCATACAATGTAGTTATACCAGATACTATATTTACACAGAATCCAAAAATATCTTGTTGGATATTACTCATAGGAATAATAGTTAAATTATATGATGTATCTAATTTTAAAATAGTACGAGATGTACCAGTAGAAACAGATATATATATATTTCCAGCAGTATCCACACATATAATAGGATAGTTACCTAAAGAACCATATCCATTTAATTTGGGTGTTAGTTCTTGATTACTATTTGTGGATATTGTATATTTATATAGTTTACCTTGCTGAGTAGTATAATATATATTGCCATCAGAATCCATTGTAAGATATTTTGGATTA